CGGCCTGGCCGACCTCGAACGTGACGCCGCACCAAGTGCACGGTGAGAGGGGGATGTACTCATCCCCCTGCTCCGTGCCATCGGTGCCAAGCCAGGTGAGCTTGGCCATGGCGCTACGATGTCGGCTTGATGAACTGCACCGAAACGTAGGCATCGCCAGCGGTTGGAGATACGGCAAGGTTAACCCACACTGGGGTGTCGGCCGCCAGCGGCTGCACCAACGCCGCCAACGGTGGCGTGACCACCGTGCCGGCCGTCAGTGCGATGCCGGCGGCAAGATCAACGCCGGCGGCGGTAGTGCCGAGGTTGAATGTTGCCGTGCCCGGCGTGATTGCCGTTTCCACATTGCTGTTGATGCCGAGGATGGTGGCACCAGCCGGCAGAGTGCCAATCTGGACACTCTGTGTGGCACCGCCACCTGACACCGCAGTGATGCGGCCGGCGATCGACTGTACCGCAACACTGAAAGCATCACGGGCCGGAATGTTGGTCATCAGGTTAGCAACCATGGTTCTGTTCCTTTCTCTATCCGCTTAATCGGTGGCCGAGTTGAAGAACCCGGTTGCGACGCCCCACTGCACAAGCCTGGTGGTGGCCTTCGGATGTTTCTTGAAAATTTTCCCGACGCCAAATGCAGCCTCGATTCCTGTGCCGGTGATAAAGCCATAGTCATCTTCTTTTCGGAAGGTAGGCTTGGCCATCTGACCGTACGCAATCGCCGCTGCTTGCTGGCCGCACAGGAACACCGGTTCGACACGCGTCGAGCCGTTGCCTGCAGTTTTCATCGAGGTCCACACGTTGGTGACGAAGTTTGAAATCTCCGGGACCAGGCGCACGATTACCCCGTCGAACAAAATATCGCCGTCCTGAAATAGCGGGTTATCGGGTCCGCCGTTTATCTCGCGTCCTTCACGGGCTCGAGCATTCGTGTTAGCCGATACAATGGTCGGGTCCATCTTGAGATCGCGGAAGCAATTCAGCCCGGCAAAGGCGACGAAATACTCATAACCCGAGCGGGTTTTGTAGGGCCTAATATGAGGATTAGCCCCCATCGCCACACGCTTGAGCAGCGCCAGGTTTGCGCCGGTGAACTTATCCGCCGTCGCATCCACGTTCAGCAACGATGCGGCATGATCACCCGCTGCCGCCGATGTGCCGATCATGTTGGTGTTGTTGCTGGTGGCCGCACCGAACAGGACACGGTCGCGATTATCGAACTGCCACTGGCTGCGCTGGATCGGCGTTGCCAGATCATACTGGGTGCCGTTGACACGAACGCCGGCCGCCGGCTGGCTTTCCGATGGCAGCGCCATGAATGCCGCGATGATTTCGTCGCGGGTTACCTCGCTCAACCAATCCGACAACAGCGGCTTGGCCTCGCCGAAGATGTCGGCACTATCTTTCTGCTGCTCGCTCTTGGTGGTAACCACCGCATTCCGGCACCATTCTAGCCAAATACGGTATCCGTAATCGTCGATCTTATCTTCATTACCTACTAGGGGGCCGGTAGATACCCCCATACCCGCCAGCCGAGTAACCAGCGGGATATTCATTACTTCGCCGCCGCTCTTTAACTCCATGCGGCGGCGGATGATGGCGTTGACCTCATCGCTCATGTACGGGCTGAACATATTCTCCCGTACCCACTCACGATTGATCTGCTGCGTGAAGCGGATCAGTTTGTTGTTCTGTTGAATGTCGGAAACGGCCATGGCCGTATGCCCTTTCTGCTATGACCGCAGCCAACAAAAAACCCGCCATGCGGCGGGCGATCGTGTCGGACGAGCGGTCGGTTTACTTGGTGGCGAAATCGTAGAGGCTTGCGCTGCTGAGATCGCCGCCGTTGTCCATGCGGCCGGATGACGACCGGATCGATGACAGCGATGGCGGCAGTTGCACGTTGGGAGGACTAGCCTTCTGAGCACCTAATCGCTTCGCACGCATTTGCATGACGTAGTCTTGAACCTTTGCGTTCTCGGCCCACGCCTGCTGCTGCTGCCGTAGCCACGCTTGCGGATTGGCGCCGATCGCCGCTTGGGCTCTCGCCTGCCGATGCCACTGCACCAATTGACCGTAAGGATGCCCGCTCTGCATGATCTGCTGAAACACGAAATTGCCTTGCGGGGTTTGCCGGATGCGGCCGATGTCCTGCAGTGCGGCGTTCACTTCCTGCTCGCCGAATTGCATGTTCGCTTGCGTGCGGCTGACATCGTCCTTGATCTTCATCATGTACATTTGCCCCTCTTGTCTTAGGGGCTGCATGACATGCTGATCCAAGTACGCCCTTGGATCGTCGAAGATGGTTTCCGGTCCTTGCGGCTGCTGCGGCGCTTGGGGATTTAGACGCTGCTGCAGGTCCATCACCGCCCGCGTCAATTCTGATGCGTGCGCTTCCAGACGCTGCCTTGCATCGCGTTCCTTCAGCAATTCCGCCAACGGTACGTTATGCCCCTGTTGCTGCCCCTGCGGCTTGGGCGCGAACTTTCCTTGCGGATCGCGCGGTTGGCCGGGCGTCTGCGCGCCCTGTTGCAGATCGGGCCGCGTCGATGCCGGCTGCTCGGACGCTCGTCCTTGCGACGGTGTCGACGGTGGCTGCGATGATGACGGCGGCGGCGAAGATGCCGGCGTCGGATCGGGTGAGCTTATGGCGTGGTCGAATAGTTGCCGATCAGTGACGGTGTTGGTGTCCGTACTGTTGCCACTGATCGTACCGCCTGCTGGTTCTGTGCTCATGGTTCATCCTTCGGCCGTGTCGTGGCCGTCTACGAGAGCGCCCAATGTCGCCTGGACGGTGCGGAAACGGGTATGAAGCGCGCTACCCGAACGCCCGGCTATATCGCTGCCGGCCGCGAGATATTTTGGCCAGTGGTAAGCTGCAACGCGGCTTCGTTTGCCTGCAGTTCCGCTTGCTTGCTGGCCTTGAACATTTCGATGTGCATGGCGTTTTGCGCCTTGTTGCGCTCGATCTGGATTTCGTTGGCGGCCTTCTCGCGCCCCAACTGCAATTCCAACTGCGCGGCCTCGCGCTTGATCTGCATCTGCGACGCCGCGGTCTGCTGATCGGCGGCAATGCGCGCCGCGGCCTCTTGCTGCTGCATAGCCAGCTTGGCCTCGGCTTCCTTCTGCTTCGGATCAGGCTGCGAGGCTTCCTGCTCGCCGGCGTCGCGGAATGTCTTCTTCACGTCGGCCGGCAATGGGCTCGTTTCGATCAGCACTCGCATCACCGCAGTGGCCTGGCCTGGCGAGAGCATCGATGCCACCGCCGGAAGCGCCTGCGAAATCGCTTCGTAAGTGTCCTGCATCAACGTGATGGTATCAGGCCCCTCGTCCAAAATGATATCGACATCGAGTTCGCCGATCGCGTTTCGCATCATCGGCGGCATGAAATCGCCCTGCGAAATCTGCTCGTTGATCTGCACGAATTGCGGCTCGCCCTCGGCGTCGGTAATCCTGATCCAGCGATGGTTCGTCCAGTATTTCTGCGCCGCACAGAACAGCGCGCGATACACCCGCACCTTCCAGCCGCGCAGGTTGAACATGTAGGGGCCGAGGCCGGCAAGACCGGCTTGCTGCAACAGCGCAATGGCGCGGCCGCTCGATCCGCCGGCGCCCTGATCGCCGCCAATCATCGCGGAATTAGGCCCGAAGGTTTCGATCTCCTGCTTGGCATCCTGCATGAACTGCAGTTGCCCCATCACCGCGGCCTGCTTGGCCTGGTCGTCAAACCGCACATCGTCCAGCGACGTATTGACCAGCACGATGCCGTCGCTGCGGGCGGCTTCGCGTCGGATCGCCTCGATGTTGGTGTCGGCGATCGCCGCCTTGGTGGCGATGATGCGCCGGTTATTTAGCTCATGTAGCGCCTTCGATCGGCGCTGGTTAACTTCGTCCTGCGGCGACATGAGATTGCGCGGGAAACCATAGCGATCACCGTCGTGATCCACGGCGGCCGAGAACATGATGTACTTCGCAATTTGCTTTTCGTGCTCGTCGATAAACGGCGAGACACCCTGCATAAGTATCTTAGAGCCCGTGAACAGCGCCCACTTCCAGCCGCCGCGCGATTTGTACCAAATATCAACCAGCCGTATCTGCTTGAAATCTCCATTGGTCGCAAACCATCTGTTGTCCCGATCCGAATTCGACATCAATTCGCTATTGGCATCGCACGCCGCGCTGATGTCCTCCTCCATGCCGGGCAGCATTTCAATCAGTTGTTCCTCGTCCACAAACTTGCCCATGCCGAGGTAGCGCGCGTCCTCGAAATCGTGTTTGAAGCTCCTGGGATCATAAAAAAACCCGTCGTTGTCGACGGGCTTGAACATCACATCATAGTCCGGTTGTGGCGGCGCCATTGGCGGGCCGCCGTTGTGGCCCATCATGCCGCCGCCCTGCTGCGGCTTGGGGGGAACCGCCCGAAGGTCAAGCTCGATGCCGCCGATGCCATCCACCGCGGCGGCTTCGGTGACAACAGGCGTGACCGCATCCCAGCGGTTGTTATCCATCAGATAGCGCAGCACCGCGGTCGCCAGATCGGCGCCAGCCTGATGCGCCGGCGTGCGTGGGAACGCCTTGGGATCTTGCTTCAATCTCTCAACGGTGCCGACGATGCCGTCGATCTTCTGGCCGATTTTATTGTACGTCACGACCGGCTGCTTGCGGTCGTTGAATGTCTTGATCTGGTCGCTCGTCCACTGCGCACCGTGGCGATAGCGCCGCGATATCTGCTGCTCCTCGATCTCCAGCCGCTTGCTGTCGAGGTAGGTGGTGTAGGCCAGCACGCATTTTTCTAGCGGCCAGAAACCCTGATCGTCCTCGCCGGCGCGCGGATCGTCGGTGGTCGGCGAGCGACCGCGCGAGCCGCCAGTGGCGGTCGAGCTATAGCCGGTGAAATTTACGACGTTGGTGACCGACATTTTCAATAAGCCTTATTGCCGATCTGCGTGGGCGGCATCGGCGGCCGCCCCATCAGCCCGCCAGGCTGCAGGCCGGGCACCGGCGGCGGCAAGGGTTCTGGCCCAGGTGACATGCCGGGGGGAGGCGGGGCGCCTGGGCCAGCATCCGCACCCGGAGGTGGGGGCGGTAGCGCAGTGTCAGGGCCGCTATTCGGGCCGCTCATCCCGGCCCCCAGGTTGCCCTGCATGAAGGAAATCATCAGCGGCATCACCTCGCCCTTTTCTTGGGGCGACAACGAGCCGACGAACGCGGCGAACTTTTCCACCACTGACATGATCTGTTCCTATGATTTCAAAGATGTCGGAAAAAATGGGGGTGTTTATTCCGATGTCGATTTTTGCGCCCAACTCGTAGGGTCGCGAATTTATTCCTAAAACTGCCGCCAATCCTCGGCCGCGGTGCTCTTGCGATAGACCTCGTACCCCGACACGTCGGCCGGCTTTTGCGGCTCTTTCACCGCCACCCACGGTCGGCTCATGCAGGCGTAGCGGCACTCGTCCGCGGCGTGATCCTCGCTGTCGGTGCAGACATCCTCATGCCGATCGGGATCGTGTTGTAGAAATGGCACAGTCCTGATGAAATCCCGGCACGTCGAGAACACCACCAGCATTGGCAGGCCGTCGTCGTTACCGACCAGCCTGGCGCGCATCTGATCCCAGCCGCCGAGGTGGGCGAATATCCGCACCCGATGATTGTCGGCTTTGCGAAACCAGACCTTGCCGCCGGTTTCAGTTCCCATGCGCTCGGCGATCGACGGCCCGCCATCCTGAGCGAACGCCGAGGGATCGAGCACGCCATAGGATATTTCCTCGTCCTTTTCCCTCGCCAAAATTCCTTGGCCGACCTCGCCGGCGTGGAGCTTGAGGCCGACATTGGGCTCGTTCGGCCGCATGCCGTACCATTCGCGGTAGCGCACCATGGCGCCGCGCGGGATCACGCGGCCGTGAACCTGCCATTCGTCCGACGCCACCGCCCACCAGCCGACCGAGAACGGCGAGGCCGAGCCCCAATCCATCGATCGAAACCGCATCCAATCTTTCGGTATTTCAAACGGCTCGATCACATGCCGGCCGGTGTTCCAGCAGTCGAAGAACGCGCCCAGCGTGACCGACCAGTCGCCGTCGAGCCACGCCTGCACCAACTCCTTTGAACCCGACGATCGCAGCCGGCTCTTGTAGGCTTCCACGTCGATAAACTGGTTGTTGTCGACCTTGGACGGGATAAAGACGCGCTGCAGCCCAGTGACCGGATCG